CCACCTGTTGAATACATAATCCCAAAAGTAGAAAAAGAAATAGAATCTGTCAATCTATTTTTAGATAAGATGGATAGCTCTTTAGATAAAGCAGGATGTAAAAAAAGACATATCTGCGCAGGTAATCATGATGAATGGTTAGACCACTTTGTTAAGGAATACCCTTATTTGTCCCAATATGGGTTCAAAAAGGCAATAAAATCTAATGATAGGGGGTATATATACCATCCAGCAGGAGAGTACCTTAAAATAGGGAAAATCTTCTTTTATCATGGTCATCACTTTGGTGGGCAATATCATACATCAAATCATTTAAGGAAACTTGGATGCAATATAATGTATGGTCATCATCATAGTTTGCAGCAGGATTCCGTTACTCATATGGATGGGCCAAAGTCAGCCTGGTCATTAGGGTGTTTAAAGGATATGTCAGGTGATAAAAACCAATGGCTTGGAGGGAGGCAACATAAATGGGCCCATGCATTTGGAGTGATAGACTTTTTTGCCCGTGGACATTTTACTGTACATATAGTTCAAATAGTGAATGGTATGGCTTCTTTATGGGGTGAACTAATTAAAGGTAAGAAAAAGTAATGGATTTTTTAGGGATATTAGACCAATATGGTATACCAATAGCAGTAGCAGTAGCTTTTGGTTATTTTATATGGAAACAAAATAGTTTCATACAAAATACTTTAATGGAAGAACTTGAAGAATCCTTTAAGAGATTAGAAGGAATTGTTATTAAATTAATAGACCAGGCTAAGCTCACACAATTAGAGCAAAAGGAAATCAAATCAAGTTTCCATGCTATAGTAGAAATATTAGCCGCATTTAGTGGTAATGGTCTTGGTGACCGTATTAAAAAAAAGTATCAACAAAAAAAAGAGACAAATAGGGACTGGTAATGTTAGCACAGAAAATAATAATAGAACAGATAATTAAAGCTTTAGGTAAGAAGTCTAAAAAGAAGGCTGCTGATATAGAAGAGAAAATAGAAAGATTATTTAAAATACAGCAAAATCATGATGATAGAATAAAACAATTAGAAGAAACAGCTATTAAATCTGCTCCTTGGAAGAATCAATAATGCCTAAAAAACTTTTTGAAATAAATAAATTCAATAAAGGTACAATAAATAATGCTTCTAATACAGATATTGAAGATAATACTGCAAAATATTCATTAAATATAGACCCTGAATCTGCAGTTGGTAGATTAGAAGGAATCAATAAAAGTAGAGTATTAACAGCACAAGGTTGGGATTCTCAGAATGTTATAAAAGGATATGTCACTACTGCATCATTAGATTTTAGTGGGAGTGTTCTATCTGAAAATTTAGTCAGTCAAACATCATGGTTTAATAATTTTGGTAGTGGTATAAGTCTTGGAGCCGAACCTACATTTGGTGCAACAATTAACGAGATGTATGACGATTCAAATACGTCTACAACTAATATTAATAATGCTTTTTGTTTTACTCTTTCATCAATAGGTGCGGAATTAACTACTCATTTGAATAATGGTGGTAGTGTTAATGGCTTCTTATTTGATGCAGGTACTGGTTCGAATGATGGGTTTTTTCAACCTATTAGGAATTTACGTAAAATTACATTTGGTAGTAGTACAAGATATGCATTTGATGTAAATGATATATATCATAGTGGTAAAGATGTTCCTTCTGGAACTATATTTTATCCTATACATATGTCTTTTTCTCCAGGAATGGCATTCAGGTTTACTGTAAATGAAAAGTTTTTTTATTTTTATTTGAGAGATACAGATGGTAATACTGCTGTATCAGTCGACCCACAGACGGAGATATTAGATAATGATGGAAATGATTATACTCATCCAGATTGGCATATTAATTATTTAGGCAGTATAGAGATACCAATTTCATTTAGAGAAACTAGAACTGGAAATACAACTTCAACGAATATTAGAAATATTATATTTACAGCTATAAAGAATAAATTTGAAGATTCTTCTAGTGGTATGGGGTTAACTAATTATTTTAGTAGTGTTACTCAAACAACTACTTCTGGTTCTGAAAAATTAGTCTTTAACCCAATCCCTGAATTAGTTAATGAATTTAAAGTATCATTAGTATCTAATTTAAGGGCTGGATTTCAAGCTTTATATGAAACTGACGATGGAGCATCTGGCTGGAGTATATCAAATTATTTGAGTTACGATAATTACTTATTCCCACTGCCAAATTCAAAAAATCCATTAAATGTGAATGTAAATAAATTTGTAACAGTTCCTAATAAAAATAATAGAGATTTAACAAATTTCGTAGGATTAGTTAAAAATTCAAGTGGTTTTGCAACTCATGCAATTAAAATAGAAGATTTATATAGTACTACTAATCCAAGTATAAGTCAGATTGGAAGTGACTTTGCTGGTACATCAAAGAAATATGATATGTTAGTAAATGATGATAAGGTACATATTGCCTTAGGTAATGATGTAAATTCAACCCCAAAAATAGCTTTAACTCCAGAAGAAAATCCTTTAACAGGTGGTTCTTCCGAAGTTTATGATTTATTTGAATCAAAATTAATATCTCCAGAATTTGCGGAATTATCAAGAGAATTTAGTTATTATTATGTACCACCTATTCACGGAAGAAAAGTAGATGGTTTAGTAGAAGATGACAGTGGGACTTATGGAGCTTTTGATAAGAGGAATTTGCCCTTATCTCAAAAAGATAGTACTACTGCTAGTAAATATGACGCGGCTTTTTGGCCAGATTATGATGTTGTATTAGAATCTGACCCTACCTTTAGTGCAAGCAAAACTGGAGGTTTATATTCATGTCTTAAAAATACTAGTGGTGGAACATCGGCTATAAAAGATTTAAAGAAAGGTCAGGTTTTTATAGTACAAGGGACCACTGATTTTGCAGATGGAGCGATGGTTGCTTGGAAAAAATATGATTATGATGCTTCTGCTTCTGCTGTAGCGGCTGGCGATTTATTTATGTTTTGTGGATATTTTGGAAATGACGTGCCAATATTACGTTATTTAGGCAATTCTGAATTGCAAGGAGGAACCGCTGCTTTTGCATATGCTATCAAAAATGGTGATAGTCATATATATAAAATTAGCCTTGCAAGTAGTTCAGATGGAGATGAGACACAGTTTACTGGAGCTTCAGCGGGAACAGTGAAAGATAAAGATGCTAACGATATTACAATCACTAATGTAGGAAAACGGGTAACATCATGTCTTGTGCCTAGTATGCCTCAAGGTATATCAGCAATATATGGGGCACAATCAAATACTATGTTTAATGATATAGGATTACAAGGTTCCAATGCTTTAGATAGTTCTGGAGAGAGTACAGGGAATTATTCTGGCGATAATGAAGAATTATATTATGGAAATGGGCATTTAAAATATTATTATAGACATGGAGTATTTTGGATAGCAGGTTTCGATGATAGCATGTCTTTAAAAAGAATAAATTTAATTGATTTCCATTTATTAGGAGTATCAGATACCTCAACATTAATTGAAAATTTTAATTTAAATGCAAGTAGGATTCCAGCTCAATTACATGCAGAAGATGAGAATGGTATAATTAGAAGGACTTTAGAAGATAAGGCCCATGATGATGCGGGAACACCTTATGTACACGACCCTAAACAGCATAATGAAACATGGAGTAGAATACCACAAGGTGCTAGAATTATAGGTATTTGCGAAACTTTTGAAAGTGGAGAAATTGATTCTAAAGGAGCAACTCCTACGGCTTTATCTATTGGCGATAGGGTTGGTTATAAAATGAGAGCTGCACATAATGCTGGTGGTCAAAATGATAGTATTGCCGCGAATGATAGACCATATCGTTTTAATGAAAACAATATTAGCCAAGGACATGATTCATCTCCATATTTCCAAGGACATCCATCATGGAGATTAGCTACTGGAGATGTTGTTAGATTTGCTGGAATGTCCCAAGCTAATCCTGCAAATAAAGCTTTTAATAGGGGCGCACCATCAACCGTAAATGTTGTAGATGATGGGAGAGCTATAATCATTGAAGGTGAAGAAGGACGAACACCAGCATATTTTAATGACCATATTAATGTAACTGGTCAAAATCCAGTTACAACTGGAACGGGAGATACTATATGGTGGAATTCTAAAGTTTGGATTTTATATGGCAAAGAAGGAGGTTCTGCATTTAAAGATTGGGATTTATTTTTATATTGTGCTAATACAGTAGATGTATATGGAGATAAAAATTTATTTCTAGCAGATAGAACTGTTCCATATTCACAAGCACGATATTATTTAAATAATTATTCTAAATTAGTCAAACCATGGAAAGCTTGGAGAAGTGACCTCATTGACGATGAGTGGGGAGGCGATTATAGTGTTGCAGATAAGGTATATTATCCAGGTGATTCTGCCTTTGCGATTCGAAATAATGCTGGAGAGGTATCTGACGAGGATGTAGGTGAGGTTACAGATATGTTTGCAGATGGTCCTGATGGAACAGATAAAGCTTTAGCTAGTGACCAATTTGCAAGAAGTGGTCAATCTATAGATGATGCTGACCCTTTTAGAAGACCATTATTATTCAGCTTTTTAGATGCTTGGTTAGCAGGAGACCCTCATTTAATATCAGATTTAGAATCTGACGAACAAGCACCAATGGGATGGAAATGCGAATGGAGTGTATGGGGTATTTATGACAAAGCAGGAAGATGGTCAAAAAATGGTAAAGCAGTAAGAAGTACTCATGGATTTAAACCAGATGAACATGTAGATAATGGGCTGTTTTGGAATTCATCTTATGCTAGTGATGATTCAGGACAAAACCTGAATCCTTATCAATTCACGAATGATATTACTCCAATGACATGGGGTGAGAATATAGGATGGGAAGTAAATGATGAAGGTATCAGTGGTAGAACTATTGTATCAGTTCCTGGTTCATTACATCCTAAAAATCCTTATAGTCAATTATATTGTGCTAATAGAATGTATTATAATCGTCAATTTGGTGGAGGTGATGATTTAACTTATGCGCCTGGACACAATGCAAATGGAGCGGAGCATGCTGTTACATTTTTAGGACATACAACAGGTAAATTTATTTCTAGAACAAATCCTATTGGCAGGTCTATACACGGAGACGGGAATGATAATGCTTACGATGGAAGTGGACTAGAAGTAAGTTTTTATGGTTGTTTAAATTTTAATGTTAGTAATTACGACCAAGAAGTAGTTAAAAATTATAATAATACATTGACTTTATATACAATAGATGATTTTAGTGGTCATAGAGGTTCTGTTTTATACGACACTACAGGAGGTGTAGACCCATCTTCCATGGATTCTAGCGATACTAATCTAAATACTTATGTTTCTGGCGTAAAAATGGGTAGACCTAATGTTGGTGGACCTGAGATAGAAAATCCTTATTATTATAGAGAGCAAATGACGGTAGGAAGTGAAACTAGATGGCCATTTACAAGTAAAAACGGCGGTTATGCTGGTGATAATAATGAATTTGATATCGGATGGGATGGTTATAAACCTCCATATTTATTTAATCCAGGTAGTGGATATTATGTTTATATTAATAGAAGATGGAAAAATCAAAGTCCTAGAATTAATGCATTAGAAGCAACAAAAGATATAGGACTTAATGTAGCACCAGATGGAAATATAATAGCCCATATGGATGCTTTTTCTAAACAAGGTAGTTGGGATTATCAGCATGATTATGATGCTAATGACCCATTTACTTATAGTAATAGAAGACATAATTTTAGTACTACATGCATAGGTGACGTAGTTCAAACACATCTACAATCTGGTTCAATATTTACTGCTCCAATAAGTACTTGGGATTCATTATATGGAGTTGATGAAGATACAGATGGTAGTATTTTAGCTTCTACCAGAGATGATTTAGGAGTTTGGATACCTGCTGCAAATTTTTATTCTTCTCAAGATGGAATAGATGATGGAGAATATTTACGATATAAATATACGCGATTTAATACTTGGGATAAGAAGGAATCTGAAATTAATCCTCATGGAGTATATACTTCTACAAAAACTTTTGATTGTAATCGAGGAATTGCAAAAGCAGTTTGTACAATGAATGATATTCAAGTACCTAATATTTTAAAAATTAATAATTGCTTCCCTATAATTATGAGAGGAAATAAAAGTGGTGAAGGAACGACAACATCAGTTGGTCCTCAATTTTATGAAGATTTCAATGTTTCCTATATGTGTGGATATGATGTTGATGCATTAGAACCTAAATCTGGCATAATGATATTAAGAACTAATTGGGATGATTCTTACACAAGAACAATTAATAATACCTTTATGAGTGATGGAATGTTGTTGAATTATGCGGCATCAGAAGTACCCGAATTTAATGTAAATGGAAGAGTATTTCCTCGTTATAATATGGCTACTAGGCAAATTAGAGGAAGAATAGGTGGTGTAAACTCGAATGCAGACCCATGGTGGGTAAATAATTATACTGATTCGGGTTTTTTATCGTCTGTTCCATTTACTGCAAAAAATCATGGAACTCATTTTATGGAAATAATGTCAATAACTGATGATATTTCTATTTATGGTCCTCCAGATAATAATAATGCAAATGAAAATGGATTGTCTGTAAGAGGAGCTTCTGTAGATAATTATTTAACATCAAGTATAGCTAGTGGATTGACTATTTTCTCTGATTCTCCATTAAAACCAGATTTTCAACAAAGTAGTTATAGTGTATTTACATCATCTTTAAATGATTTTGGAACCTCTATAGTTCAAGCATTAAATAGTACTAGAAGTAAATTATTATTTGGTATACAACCTGGTCTTTTTCAATTAGATGAACAAAGCGATGAAAATGTTACAGTACCTTCTGCTAGTCAGGGAACAGGAGCTAAGAGTATGATAGATAGTGGAGGTTCTTTTTTCACTAATACTAGTGGGCAGATATGGTCTGGAGATAATGATTTAGATATATGGAATTTTGATAATACTTTTTTATCTGCAATCCCATCAGAAGCATCAGATAATGGAAATTTAGAAGCAGGAAATTATTATTATCGAGTATCATATATTTATGATAAACAGTTTGAGTCTCCATTAACCCGTATTGATGCACAATATGTATCTTTAACAACACCAGAAGTTGATGGGCATAAATATGATGATATAACTCTTACATTGAGATTTCCTAAATATAAATTTAATGATATCAGTAAAAGAATAACAGGAGTAGCTTTATATAGAAGATATGGTGGGAATATAGATGATAATTATTATCATATAAAAGAAATGAACTTTGATGATGGTAATTGGGTATATCAGGCTAATAGTCAATCATATACTTATACTATAGTAGATAATGGGACTTTAGGCCCTTCATATAGCGATTTAAACGGTATTGACCAAAACATACACGATACATCTTTAAATTATGGATTAATGGCTAGATTTCAAGGATATCTTTATGTTAGTCAAGCTTCTCATCCAGAGTTAACTGACACTCAAAACTATATTTATAGGTCTCAACCAAATAACTTTTTTGCATTTGATTGGGAAAATGATTTTGTTATCATGCCTGAGCAGCCAAAAGGAATGATAAGTTTTAATTCTCGACTATACGTATGGGGGGAGAATAGTTTATATAAGTTAGACCCATTCTCATTAGTTATTGAAGATGAATATACTGGTATTAGTATTTTAAATAAAGAATCTGTTGTTAAGACAGAATATGGTTTATTCTTTTTAGATAAGAATAATATATATATACACGATGGAAATAAACCTAATGCAATTGGAGATGCTATATTAGAATCTGCCTCCAAATCCCTTATATATGAAAGTGTAGAAAATGGAACAGATGGATATGTCTTATTACAAGACGGTTATAAAGAATTAGCGCAACAAACATTAGATAATGGAGATACTCCATCAGTAGCGTATTTAGCGAAAAAGAACTCTTTTGTAGCTATATTATCTAATAAAGAAAAGAAAGGAGTTGCTTTAATATATAATATTCCACAAAAGAGATGGGATATGCTAGATGCTCCTAGAATTAAAGGTCTATCTATAAGTAAAAATTCCGATATTTTAATATCTGATGATAATTATTTATGGAATTATTTAGATGCAGATTCTATTCAATATACTACATATAATAAGAATAAATGGAGATGGTTTAGCAAGGATTTAACATTTGGATATGATACTCAAGATAAGATATTTAGAGGATTAACATTTTTAGGAACTCCATCTGTATTTAATTATAGTGAAAATTCTGTTAGCGCTATGAGTGTGACTGGGGCTACTATTGAATCACAAACTTCTTCTGTGCAAGTATATGTTGATGATAAAGTAGTACCTTTAACAATACAAAATACTTTCTATGAGCTAACTAATGTAGGAGATACTTATCTCAAGACAAGTGTAGATGATACAACCACAGATATTGAGATATTGACACCTATCTATTCACTATCAGATAAAGAGGGAGTTGGTGATGCTAATTTTTCACAAGCATTTATTAGACCTGGCCATTTAATTAAAATTGGTGATGAAATAATGTTAGTAAAAACAATTTCAGAATTTCCTCAATATTCTAAATTAAC